TTTTGAAGAATGTGGTGAAGAGGGTGAAGGAATCATCAGTAACTTCTCATGTAGTAATTCAGATTGTCAGGTAACAGCGGAAGTAAGAGATCCTATAAACTGCGATGAAGTTTTATTAAAAGTTAAGGCTGGTCTCTCTCTTCAGGTGAGTAAACTAAAGCAATACATATACAAAGGTGACACTGATGTCTGGATCAAGTCAGAATGTTACTCCTTATAAATAATATTATATAAAGCGTGTTAACTACAGGAAATCACATGGCTATTGAAAGAGAAGAAGATGGAAGATATGCGGCAGGAGTCTCAGGTAATCCAGCAGGCAGACCAGTTGGCTCATTGAATAAGGCAACTCGGTTCAAGAATAAGATCTTTGACATACTTGAAGACAGACATGCAGAGCTATCAGTAGAGAATATCATAGAGATTGCGAAGCTAGGAGCTAAGTTTGTGCCTAAGTCTCTAGAGGTCAAGGGAGAGATGGAGCATAGAGGGTTCATTGAGAATATGATTAAGCAGGCAGAGAAGGTAGAAGCGGATGAGTAATGCTGATAAGTCTGCGAAAGCGGTGTTGTTAGCTAAGAAGAACCTCGTGAACTTCCGTAAGATCCTCCTTAGTACAGGGAAGGATGAGTGCAAGGCTGCTCCGTTCCACTATGACTGGAGTGACAAGCTTTTATATGGTAAGGGCAACAAGGCTATAGAGGGATTCAGAGAATCTGCCAAAGGTCAGCTAGTTCTGAGGTCGTTCCCTTTATATTGCCTGACCTTCCCTGATGAGAGCAGAGACTTCATCGTGATCATCAAGGCAACGAAGACACAGGCAAGGGACAAACTGAAGGAGATAGAGCGTGAATACCTCTCAAATCCAATCATATCAGCTAATTATATCAAGATACATGACCAGTCTGGAGATGTATTTAGTGTTGATGTGCGAGATCCGAACAACCCAGAAGGGATCATCAACATTAGAATTGCAGCTTATGGTAAAGGCGAATCAATCCGAGGACTCGTTAACATTGATCGTAGACCAAAGATCTGCATCATTGATGACCCACAAGACATTACAGATAGCCGAAGTGAGACCATTATGGAGCATGATTGGGACTGGTTTCTCGCAGATGTGTGCTTCTTGGGACAGTATACTAGAATATTCCTGATCGGTAACAACCTTGGGATGCGTTGTATGATAGAGAGAGTCATGGCGAATCATAAGGAATTAGGCTTTGATGTAGAGAGAGTAGCGTGTGCATCGGAAGATTACACAGAGAGTACATGGTCAGCTAAGTACACTATTGAAGAGATCATGACTGAGAAGGCTAATTTCACAGCCATTGGGAAGCTGGAGACATGGTTAAGAGAGAAGATGTGTCAGGCTTCATCAGAAGAGACTCGGATCATAGTGGATGAGGATTACTGCTGGTACAGTCCAAGCATGGCAGATACGATAGCAGCCAATGCAGAGTCAGTAGATGCGACATTAGATCCAGCATCAAGCACACAGAAGGCAGCATGTTTCAGAGCTATTGTAGTGAAGGCAAGGATGAAGGACGGACATTGGTACATACTTGAGATCCCTTATGGCAGATGGGATTCAATTGAGTTGATAGACAAGATCTTTCAGATGGTGACAAGGTGGGGAATCAGGCGATTTGGTATAGAGAAGGGCATGTTGCAGCAGACATACGAACCGCTCTTATATAGGGAGATGAGCCTCAGGAACATCAGGTTCGCTCTTGAACCATTGGAGCATGGCAAGATAGGGAACAAGCTGGATCGTATCGTGAACATACAGCCAAGGTTCAAGGCAAAGACAGTGTGGTTCCCTGATAATGCGTATTGGTTGGAAGAGTTCAAGTCAGAGATAGCAGGAGTGACGAAGACAGAGATCAAGAGTGAGTTCATAGATTTGGTAGATGCGTTGGCGATGCATGATCAGTGGCAAGACAGCTATCATGTGAGTACGATAGCCAATGAGAAGCAGATGACTAATCAGCCAAGGATGGCGATACGATGATTAGAGAGCCAAGGCTTGATGATGAACAGGGCATCAGAGACATGTTGGTTGAATTCAAGAAGGAGAGCTTCAATAACACCTTCTGTCCGATGAACGAAGAGACGATCATTAAGAGGGTGAAGCAAGGTTTAGATACAGGCATTCCATTCGGATATGTGGCAGAGGTTGGCGGTAAGATCGTTGGTATGATAGCTGGTATGGTGATTGAGTCATATACGGATGAGACCAAGAAGATAGGCATGGAGCTTGTTTGGATCGTGTCCAAGGAGTTCAGGAATAAGGGAGAAGGAGTCAAGTTGTTCAAGGCTCTTGAGAATAGATTCATTGCTGAAGAGTGTGATTTTATTATCTTTACAGCAGGCAGTTATTCGGAACATACTGACAACTCAGGTAAGCTTGAGAGCTTGTATGTAAGGCAAGGATATTCTAAATTAGAAACACAATTTGTGAAAAGGAGATAATATGGGAGTCACAGCAGCAATCATACTCGGTTCAATAGCAGCAGCAGGGGTGGCTGGATCCTCGGTCTATTCAGCTAATAAGCAAGCATCGTCGGCTAAGAAGGGAATTGAGTCTCAAGAGAGACAGGCTAATGCTCAGTTAGAAGCAGCCAAGTCAAGTGAAGCAGCAGCATCTGAGACGGCAAAGAACAAGCTAAAGTTGAGACAAGCGAGTCAGACAAAGACAATATTGACCAGTCCAACAGGTGTAGGTACTGATGAAGATCAGATCAATGCACCAACATTAGGAGCCTAATATGGGAGTGTTTAATTCAGTTGTATTTCATGCTTTATCAAATGCTAATCCAGAAAACACGAAGCTTAGAGGTTTGGCATCAGAATCAAACAAGAGACCAACTGATCCTTTTTACAATGAATATAACTCACAGCCTGAAGAGGTTGGATCTTCTAGTTCTGTTGGTGTCTCTACAGGGAGCGTCCAGAGAGGGAGAAGCAATAAGACAAAGACCATTCTATCTCCAAGAGGAGAGACTTCTTCTAAGCAAGTAAATATTAGGGAGGCTAAGTAATGGATGTGAATATCAATATCAATGTGGATGGAGCAGGTAACACCACAGTGGATCAGGACATGGGGATTAAGAAGAAGACTCGCAAGCTGAAGAACGGCAAAGAGGTTATATTAGAGATGCCGAGAATGGCAGAGGATCACCAACCGAAGAATATACTCAACATGATGGGGATATAATATGAAGATCAAGGATGCAAAGCAGTTGTTGAAGGGATTTCAGAAGGCAGAGACTGATCGTCTAACAGTCCAAGACACATGGCAAGACTTACTTTACTTTGTGATGCCTCGTAAGAGAGGAGTGCAGGACAAGATTGAGGATGGAGACAAGCTTCCTTATGACATCTTTGATGACACAGCGATACAGAGCAACCTTGTATTGGCAGCAGGATTGAGTGGATACATGACCAACTCAGCACAGAGATGGTTTGAGTTAGGGACTAGAGATACAGACCTGATGGATTCACCAGATGTCAGGGAGTTCTTAGGGAAAGCACAGGACATCATGTTCGCAGCCTTGGCTAATAGCAACTTCTATCAACAGGTTCATGAGTGTTATTTGGATCTGGGAGCAATGGGAACAGCGAATCTATATGAGGAAGAGGATCCGATTGATGACATCCGCTTCAGTGCAAGACATCCTAAGGAGATCTATTGTATAGAGAATGAGCGTGGCATCATTGATATGGTGTACAGACTGTTTGAGATGACAGCCTACCAAGCTACTCAAGAGTTCGGAGAAGATAAAGTATCAGAGAAGATCAACCATGCTATGGAGAACATGGATCATGGTAAAGTGTTTGAGTTCATACAGTATGTATGCCCAAGACCAGTGAGAGATGTATCAAGAGACGACAACTTGAACATGCCATTTGCATCGTATTGGGTTGAGAGACGAGCAGTGAAGATGGTTAAGGAGAGTGGCTATGCAGAGTTTCCATTCTTCATCACACGATTCTATAAGAACAGCGACGAGGTTTACGGATATTCACCAACACATGTAGCATACGCAGACATCAAGTCATTGAATAAGATGTTAGAGATATATACAAAAGGGGCGGAGCTTGCTGTATACCCACCTTGGTTAATGGAGAACGATAGTGTTGTTGGCACATTAGATTTAAGAGCAGGAGCATTGAATTACCAGAAACAACCGATGCGATTAGGACAAGCTTTGCAGCCGTTGACATCAGGGATGAATCTTCAAATCACGATTGACTACATCAACAGAACTGAGAAAAACATAAAAGATTATTACTTCTCGGATTTGTTCCTGATGTTGACTAACAACAATAACATGACAGCTACTGAGGTTATTCAACGGACTCAGGAGAAGATGATTATGTTGTCGCCAGTATTAGGGAGGTTGCAGAACGAGTTATTAAATCCAATAATTTATAGGACATTCAATATCTTGTTGCGAAAAGGAAAGCTTCCTCCAGTGCCTGAAGTATTGTTGGAGGCTGACCTTGACATTGTTTATGTATCACCTCTTGCGAAGGCACAGAGGGCAGTACAGGCTCAAGACATGCAGACCTATCTCACTATCATAGGGAACATGGTACAAATCTTCCCAGACATAATAGATAACATTGACTCTGATGAAGTAGCTGATAAGTTTGGCAAGATCTATTCTATTGACCCAGAGATTGTGAGAGATCCAGAGGCAAGAGATGGTCTAAGGGAACAGAGAGCTGAACA